GATAAACAATAGTACCGCCTACTCTGTTCTTACCATAAAGAATATTTCTCGGTGCTATCGAATTAACACCAGCTTGTTTAATGCCTAAGTTCTTACGACTAGTGTTGTTTGTACCTTTGGCAGTGATAGCATTGAGACCTATAAGGGCAGTGTAGGCAACAAACTGTCGCATAAAATATGCTTTAGCAGTCATGCCCGCAGTCTTTATTGCACCAGTCAAAGCACCCATACCTGTTGATATGGCTGCTACTGTTAAGGCTGCTTTAATTATATCTTTTAACATATTTAGTATTGTGGCAGATTACCACCCTCATCACCCGTACCAGTACCACCACCGCCAGTACCAGCAGAATTAGTACCACCCCAATTCAGGCGTTGTTCTTGTATCTTAGGGACAAATTCAAGTCCCTTGTCTCCTGAGTACAAAAACTCTTGTGTCTCAGGCGTAAAGTAGAGATTCTTCGGTCTAGTTAAATCGATAAGTTTGTTTTCTGCTGATATGACAACACTAAAAGCATCACCATCATTGACAGTTAAAGTGTCCATACGACCTTTAAACAAGATCATGCTGTTTATTTCTTCTGTTGTGCCAGCATGAAAGAAAAACATTTTAAGTGTGATTGGTCGGTTTTGATAATCTTCAGTAGTGGCATAAGAGACAATATCTGAATTAAGTCCTGATATGCTAATAGTTAAATTAGTGGATGCTAGTTCGTTGGTTTCTTCTATGTTTGAGATAGTTAAGAGTTCACCAGCACCAGTGTAAGTTTTGCTGCCACTAGTAAAGTCGCCTATACCTGTCCACAAATTAAGCTCACCTGAATCAAACTCTAAATCTACCGCATAAGCGATGTTTTGATTGTCATTGGACAATCTATTAGCTATGTCTGAATTAAGGTCTCTACTAGCCATTAATCACCTCAACTGCTGTAAATGAAAGTCCATAGATAGATGCTTCATTAACAGACCATGAGGTTTGATTGGAAGCTAATCTAAATTGACCTTTAGGACTTGCGAACTTGACATAGTGACCTGCGGTTATGTCTTTTCTTAATTTAGGTTCGATACGCACACCATAGTCTAGTGGTGAACCTGAACCTCTGCTAGTAGCATCTTCTACTGCCATCACATATTGCACTGGATTAGATGTGCTTGAAGCTGCGTCATGGATTGCTAGATAGTCACCCTTGTCTATTAGACCTGTTGCCGATGATACTGCTGTCAATGCTAAACCAGTTGCACCTTTGATATTCTGTTGTACCTTGCAATTTGCTGTTGATGTTTCGTCTACCAAATCACGATCAACGACAACAGCAGTATCCGATGTTTTGGTTGCTATTCTAAAAGTGCCATTGTTATCTTCATTAGTTGCCCCTGAGACAACAATAAAGTCACCAACAAAAGTATTGGTAAATACTGAAGTTGCAGCACTGATAGTCTTGGTAGATGCAGTAAATGATAATGTTTCACTAGTATCTGATACTCTGTTTTCTGTTGCCAAGAAGTCACCGCTATAGTTACCACTATTGGTTGTGTGTGATGGGTCGCCAAGCAAGAAAGTATTTTTAACGCCTTGCAATCTAGTTAAGAATGTTACCCACTCGACAGCATCGCTTCTTTTCATCGGTGGTAAATTAAGTTCAGCAGTCCAGTAAACTGCATCGTATTCTTGTGTTCTTTGTCTATTAGTAAATGCAGAACGAGCAGATGCTATCCCTCTGTTTAGACTAAACTTGACTGTAGCAAAGTTATGATTGGTTGGTATATCTATAATCATCTCATACCTCTTCTAAAGTTACCGCCACGATTCATGGCTTCTACGACTGCTGCTTTAGATGTTTCAGCTATGTCTGGTAGTAGTTGCAAGACTTCATTCTTAACAGTGTCTTGTACACCTGTTGCAAAATTAACAGATTGATTAATGACAATACCGCCACCGCCAGATAATTGATGATTAGGCACAATGTTGCCTGATGATGAAGGTATAAACAATTCAGCACCTTTCTCACCAACAATATATGGTGTCCCAGCAAGCACCTGTCCACCACCTTGTTTTTTCAAGAAATGCGAGAATGCTTCACCCATAGGATCAGTGATACCAGTCCTTATCATGGCATTTAATAAATCTTTAGTTAAAACATTAATTAAGTCTTTGAGTGCTAACTTACCACCAGTTACAAAATCAGTAATGTTTTTAGCTAAGTTGTCAAATGTGCCTTTGATGATATCTGCTATTTCTTCTGCGAAATCTTTTTGTTTAGCAATTAAGTCTTTCAGTTTTTTACCAACTTTTTGTGCAAAAGTATCAATCTTAACTGCCTTTTCTTCACCATCAGTGATTTCACCATCTTGCCCAAATCCTAACAAACCATCAATAATATTTGGTATTTCACCATTTTTAACTTTGTCATTAAATGCTTTTGTTCTGCCTTTAATTCTTTCTTCTATCTTGTCTAATTTTTGGTTCATCTGCGAAACATCAACTTTCATAAAGTCAACTTTTATTTCATCTTCGCCTAAGAATCTCTTAAGGGCATTGATAGGTGCAAGGATAACTTCAATTACTGGTTTGATTTTTTGAGCCAAGAAATTTAATGCACCCATTACGGCAGTTTGTAAAATGGTAAACATACCAACAGCTCCATCAATAACATTTGGTAATGTGACTTGGAAAAATCTTATAAGAGTATTGTTAAGAAACTTTCTAAACTTCTCTGAACCCATTAAAAAAGATTGCATAACAGTGAGAATGAGCATCAATCCAGCAGTGACAGGGTTTTTCATAAACATTGACAACATAGCCATACCTAGTTTCTTAACTGCACCCACCGCCATAACACCCAGAACAAATGAAAATTTAATAAAAGCTGGTATCAAGAAACTCGAAGTAAAAGCAGCAACTTTGCCTAAGTTTTGTGATAAGAACATAATAAAGTTCGCTACAGTATCAGCAGCACCAGTCACTTCATTGAACCTTCTGACAAGCTCCATACCTAGAGTTTGTAAGTTAGTTAAAGATTGACCGATAGTAGGTTGCATCTCTTGAACTTTTGTTGTGGTTTCTTCAAATGCTTCTATCAGAATAGGCATCACTTTATCAGTGGTGACTTTTCCAGCAGCACCCATTTCACGCAAAGCACCAACCATGTCTTGACCAAAACCTTTGGTCAATAATTGTGCTAAGACCACGTTGTTCTCAAGCACCGATCTCATCTCGTCACCAGATATTCTGCCTGATGATAAACCTTGTGCTAACTGACGAGCAGAGTTATTAGCTTCGTATGCAGATGTACCAGAAAGTTTGAATGTTGCTGCAACTGTCGCAGTAGCTTTAGCTAATTGTTCTGATTCATAACCAAGTCCAGCAGTAGCTTGTTTCATCCTTGTAAACACGACACCAGTAGAATCAAAACTCTGTCTAGTCAGCATAGATACACGCATAAGCATATCCATTTCATTTTCGGTTTGTGCTGCTGATTCGTTAAAGGAATTAAGTCTGTTTCTTAGGTCAGTGATAGAATCTGACATATCTTTTGCAACATTGACTGAAAATAAGCCAGCTAATGTCCCTGCTGTTGACTTTAATTCGTTGTGGAAACCAGAAACATTTTTTCTAATACTAGATATGGCTGCTTTAGTTTTGTCATCGATACCGACACCGAACATTATGTCCGATACGCCACCACCTGCTGCTCCACGCATTATAAGTTACCTCTTGAATATTTCATTTGTTGTTCTTTAACTTTTTGTTCTTCTTCTATTATAGCGAAATATGCACACCACGCTATAAACTCTTCACGTGGCATAGCATCTATTTGTTGTATTGTCTTGTGTAAGCGTTCAGCGAGTGTGAACTTATTGCGTATTTCTGGTTCTTCTTTTATTTTTTTTTGAGAGAATCGAGGTCAGGTGCTTCCATCAACTGTGATGCAACTTTAAGAACAACATCACGATCAACTTCATTTTTCAGTTTATTGATAGTGTCTTGTGTCATATCGAAGAGTTTTTCACCTGCTGCATCTTCAGCTTTGATAATAATGGCATAGATGACCATTAAGATTTCATCTGTTACGCCATTCTTGGTTGCTCTTTTTTGGATTGCTGCTGTTTCACCAACAGTCATCTTTGAGGAGTAGATAGTAGTATCCCACTCCTCAACATGAAATTCGATTCTATCAAGCGATTGATAGTGTTTGATTGCTTTATCTAATACTGACATTAATTAAATTAGACTGTACCGATTGTTAATGCACCACTACCCTGTAGTGAAAAACTTATCTCAACTAAACCATCATATGATTGGCTTCTTGAAATACCAGTGACGATGCCAGAACCACTTAATGAGTATTTACCTGCAGAATCGCCTTCAGGTAGAAAACTAAATGTAGCTGATGAACCAATAGTTAAAGCTGTCTGTGCTGTATCTGTATCGTCAAATAGAGCATCAATAGAAGCTGTAAACTGTGTCAAACTATCTACATAGGTTCTTGCTGTATCACCCATTGAAGTATCTTCGATAGTATCTGCTGTTTCTTCTACTGAGAAATTTCTTATTTCACCAATAGCGTCAGACCCAACTTTTACTACGCCATCTTTACCTTTAAATGTTGCCATAATATTACCTTTATCTTAATTGTGAAGGATTAGTTTCGTCTGTGCAATAACTAACCAAGAAATTAAAGGTTGCTACTGCTACAGGATTTTCACCTTCACCTACATAGTTTATATCAGTTGAAACTAAAAATACATCTTTTGCTTTATTATTTAAGGTTGAATCTGCACCAATAGCAGTCTCTACTTCTTCTGCAATAGTATCTATGGTGTCATCTGAGTTTGTGTTTGTCTTAACATATGCTTCAACTGCCAGAGTTAATTCTCTTTCGATCACTCTATTGCTACCCATAACAATAGCTTCACTTGACTCTTCTTTTGTATAAATTAATAAAGCTGGTAGGTTGCTTTCTTGTAATGGATAAACCCTTGATTGAAAAACATTACTACCAGTAGTAGAAAGACCAGTTAGCGTAGTACCAACTTGCTCTCTGATTGCTTGTCTTGCGTGTGCCATAACTTATTGTAGCCTATTTGCCTTGTCCTCTGTATTTTTTGTAACTTCTTCTTTTGTGTTTATTTAGTGTTGAACTGCCAAAGTTTCTACGACCTTGCGATGTTTTCTTACCATTGACCCCTGCTGTCGGCTCATGTCCTTTACTGAACTGTAGTTTGGTTTTCTTAGGCATTACTTATCTCTTTGGACTTTCTGTACCTTCTCGAAGGTTCTAAGCCCTCCCAGACCTAACATCCCCATAAGAATAGTCATTAGGCTACCCATATCAAATTCTGGTAATGTAATTGCAAGCCCATAAACAGATATGGCAAATACCATGATTGGTTGAAGAATAAAGTGGTATGCCAAAGCGAAAGCACACACCCAACCAACAAAAGGTCGCCAACCTGCGACAAATAAAGACTTATGGGCTGCTTCAGTCTTATTAACTTCAAGCTGTGCCATGTTCGCTTTGTGTAATTCTGTTTTAAGTTCATGTTCTAGTTTTGCTTTTAAATCGGCATCTGGTACTAATTTACCAACAACACCTGAGACGGAATCTAATACTTTCTCAATCATCGGTATATCCTGTTTCTAAATCTATAACTTGATCTATAGAGTCAAGCATTTCTGGTGGAATGTAGATGTCTAGTTTAATTAATTTTTCACCACTTACCATATTGTCTAAATAAAGAACAAATAAATTTTCATAATCTGATCTAGCAATCCAATGACGACCTTTGGCACTACGCTGTTTGCAATCGTATTGCCACGCTTCATCTAGTTGATTTTCGCTATATAGAATCATTGTTCTTGTAAAACTATTTCTGTAAAGCCTGTGCCATCTGGTCTAACATTGACAGCTTTGAATGTTGTTGATTCAAACACAAATGTATCATTATGTGCTGCGTTAGGTGCATCTGCTGTACGGCAAGTAAGGAATATCTGCTTACCTTCTAAGTCAACACTATCACCATCTATGCCAAAATATTCATCATTAACAATAGCTTTAATATTAGTTGTACTGCCACCGCTAGGAGTATATGAGACTGTTAGACCATGTGTTTCTGTATCTAAGAAACCTAATTGATCGTTTACAGTTTCTAAAGCCATAATTAACCTCTTTCTTTAAAATCTTTAATAGCTCTATCTTTTTTTTCTACTTTCTTTTCTTTGTATCTTTCAACACCTGCTACTGCTAAACCATCGAAGTCGCCTTCACGACATTCGAAATCTTCGCCAGCTTCGTACCATTTGCCTTGATATAAGACTTTTCTAGTTGCTAATACTTTCATTTATTTCTCCTTCTTTTTACCTCTTGGTTTGTAAATATTCCCAAAACTTAACTTATTCCATTCATCAGCTTTTTCTGCTGGAACTTCTATAACCTGTCCTGATTGGTATTTAGTGCCTGCCCAATAGGTAGTTTGATTAAAAACGAATTTAACTGTTTCTTTAGCCATGTTTCTATTATACATAAAAAAAAGGGCTACCGAAGCAGCCCTTAAATTAATCTTAAATACTATTATGTAACAATATCTTTGATTACTGAGAAGCTATCATCATGTCTCAATGCAATATCGAAATCTTGGAAGAAAGCTAATCTTGTTGTACCTGCGTTTGAACCTGTGTATGGGTCAACAATCACATCAACACCTGAGTAGAACCCA